CAGATGATGTTTTTAAAGGAGTTACTCATGTTTTCACTCAGCTTGTCAGCACAATAGTGACATCCATTCCTGGACCATCATGCAGCCCCTAAGCTTTGAAATTCTCAATGAGAGAACATCAGAAGAGTACTGTCAGCTTCAATATTAAAGGTACTACTTTCTCAGGCCATCCTACTAGAACTACCCTCGGCAATACTCTCCGAACCCTGATGTACGCCGAGTATTTTTCTTCTAAATGCAGAATACCTATGAAAGCTCTAGCAGCTGGAGATGACCTGGTTCTATTCTGCGAAAGAAAGAACATGCCTAGGTTAGCTGACGCTGTCCTAAACTACTCTAGTAGAAGCGCTCTAGAATATGAGGAAAAATGTCTGGGCTAGTGCTACAAAGAGGTTGATGTTCGAGAGGTGAAAAATTTTGATTTTTGCTCGAAGATCTCTTTTGTAGCCGACAGTGGAAATTGGTATATACTCTGAAATCCATCGAAGGTAGTATATCTCAAACAGCTTTACACTGGCAACAATCTCGGATTGAAGAAAGATCCAGCCTCTTTCGTCAAGGCTCTTTAGAACTCTGTGCATTCAGATTTGCACGTTCCAGTACTTGATGACTTGATGAACTGTCGCTTGGAAAATCTGCCAGCTTAAAGCTTAAATGTAGACTGCAAAGCTTATGACCATAAATGGGACCACTACATCCACAATGAAGATTTGGAATATGTGGAAGACTATATTCGAACCCTCACTGGTCTCAGCTACTCTAACATGAGATCTGCTATGTATTTTGGCTGAATTACCTTTTCTTCTAAATAGGGGACAGAGCTCTCGAAAGAAGCCTCTGCGACCCTATAATAATTTAAATCTATGTAAAGTTCTAACAAGAAGAATAAAGGAAACAATCAAAAGAAAAAGAACAAGCAAAGAAAGCCAGCGAAGCAGCCGAAGATGTTCGGACCGAAGAATAAAGAAAGAGTCTGACCTAAAACCGCTTCGGCGCCTCATTCTGTAGAGTCATCTATCAGACTAAGAGAAGCAAGGTTGTCTGCAGTCGATCAATTTATGATGCAGAAGAACCTGCCGGGAACCAAAGCTGTGCCATACGTCGCTTAAGGCCATCCCATAGATGCCGCATCCTGAATCATGACCGTCAATAAGAATAACATTGTCACCAACTTGACGGCGGGACAGTACTGCTGCATATTCTTTGCTCCTCTCTTCTATGCTAATAGCCCCTCGAGATACTCAGGCTATTCTATCCAGAACAGATTGCCCACTGAGACGGTTCTGGTCAGCTCCCTACCTGGATCAACCATGGCAGCCACCTATTCAGGAGACTTCTCTACGTTTGCGTCGCAAGGATTCGTTTGGGCTGCTCAAGCTGATCACAAGTTCTATTATCCAGAAGCCACTGGAGCAGGACTAGCGTATATTGGAAATGTGACTTTCGCTCAACTCTAAGATAATACAGTCACAGTTAACCAATTAATCAGCTTCGCAGATCCAGTAGAGATCACCAGAGAGGGATGCTACTCAATATCAGCAGCAGTATAGAACGAAGATTTGATTTATGTTCAAGAGCCTACATATCAGAGTTTAGAGATGGAAAGATGTTCATACATTATCTTCACTCCTCCCTCTTTGTCTCTAACCACTGGTAATACTACTCTCCAGTTCTCATTCAATGTAGCTTTCCACCTCAATTACGTTTTCATGCCTTCTTTCTCGAACTCCTTCGCCAAATCACTAGCCAACAATGCAGTGCACGTTGGAGGAACTACTAACGCTCCCACGTTAGTAGAAGCACAGATCTCGCCAGAATAAAGATCCAGGATTCGGGAAGTTTATCAAGAAGCTTTAACCTCCACCGCCAAGCAGCAAAACAAAGGAGTTTGGGGATCAATCACTTAGGCCACTGGAAGTATGGTTTGAGGATTAGAGAATGAATTGCTGGCTATTATGTCTCCAGGCTCACAGTTCGCAGCAAAGACAACTGGCTACAACCCAGCTAACTTCCTTACCA